CCTTTGATTCGCAGCCCACGAGCCTTTAACCCACCGGGAAGATTAGATAGCGATCCTGCATCCACCAACTGACGAATCAGCATGGTGCCCGCCGTGGCGTAGCCACCGATAATATGAATCAACCCAAAGCCGTAAGCACCAAACCCAGGGATGTACATATAGTGTACAAAATGCTGACGCGCACGTTTCTGAGGGTCGTCTTCTTTATAGTTACGCCGTATAGCTAAGACTTTGTTGGTATTTTTGTCGATAGTAATGACGTAGGGCAGTGGCAGTTCTTCCTCATATCCCGGCAAGTCATACTCGATATGCACCTCGCATATCTGATACCGCTCATCTTTAGTCGGCTCTTGGCCTTCCTTTTGCGCCTTAGCTTTCTCAATATCGGTCTGGCTGGCGTAAGGCTCACCAAGATCAACATCCCGATAAAACCCACTTACCTGTAACTTCTTAACGTCATTTTTAGTCTTACGCATGATGTGCGTAAGGCGGTCTGTACGTCTAATATTTGTTACACCATAAGGAAGAATGACATCCTCGGCAGGTACATAGAACGAAACTTGACGCTCTAACGATGGGTCGTAGTAGACCTTCTTAAATGACGAACCTGCCAGCGCAACACCCCACAGCGCACGCTCGTGCTCTGACCGATACTCAGGCATCTTGTCAGTTAGCTGATAGTTCATATCAGCCTTTACCCGCTTACCTGCTTCCTCAATCTCAGGGGTAAACTGTCCAATAATCTGTGTCTTTACGGGGCCAGCAGCCGGGAATGTTTCCATGATGGATTCGCTTTGGAAGCGAATCGCTGCTTCAGTTAGCAGTGTTGAGAACACCCCACAAGCACCATCCCAAGGCTCGGTCACCTCGTCATACCGCAACCCTAAAACATCTAACCCTTTAACGTAGGTATCAGCCCAATCCTTACGCGAAGTAATGTCTGCCTCAATCAACTCCATCACATCGCTAGCGACTTTCTGTAAGTCACCTTCTTTCATGAACTCGGCTAGATTAGAATCAAATTCTTCTCCCTCGTTTCCCCCCGGCTCGATCTCAATCTCCACCCCACCCATACCAATTTTTACGGATTCAGGGTCTTCGATCTCAATCTCAATAGGTGCTTCTTCAAGTGCCAAGGCTTCAAGTCCTTCGGGCATCTCGTACAGTGCTTTATCAATAGCCATGATCTGTCCTAACCTAAGTAATATCCACGCTTGTGCCCACGCGCCCCACGGAAATAACGAATGTCATCAGGCTCATCAGTGGGAAGCCGTAAGAACCCACCTTCCCGGAACCGCATCAGCGCCATTGTGGTTGTGTCCACCAAGTCATCATGACTCATGAACGGGAATCCAGCAACTTCCTCCACCACTTCTTCAGCCCAGCGTGTCTCAGGCACCCACACCAACCCCTGCCTGATGATGTCAGCTACCGAGTTAAGTCGGGCCAATTTATCACCTGTACCTCGGTGTGGGGTGTACTCATTAACTGAAATGCCCATGCGCCGAAATTCTTGGTAGAGCGCCGTACCAGAAACTTTCTTCTCAACAATGAACGCATCGGGTTCCCATTCCCGCCACTGTTCCATCGCCAAATCCTTAAGATCAGGAAATTCGACCCTTTTCTTGATCGCGTTGAGTAAGATGATGTGATAGCCCTTCTCTTCCTCATTATTCCAAACCCCCCAAACTGTCATGGCGCTATAGTCTGCGCGGTTATGTGTTTCTGCTGCGGCATCTAATGTAAGGATGATGTAATCGCAAACAGGTGGTTCTTCTTTTTTCCAGACCTTCCACCACTCACGCTTTACTACCGACGCTTCTTCAGCCGTAGGGTTCTGCTGATACTGTGCGTTCCACTGAAATAACGGCATCGACGCTTTCGTCCGATGCAAGGCAGTAAGGTCAAAGAATTCGGGCCAAAGGGGTTTTTCCCCTGAATCCGTTTCTAATATGGCGGGAAACTCAACAACCCTGAACTGATCTGCCAATTCAGAGTTCACCATATCTTTAGTTACTCGACCTGTCAGGTCGTCCATATGCCAGCGGGTCTGCACAATAGCTACCCGACCTCCCGGCATCAAGCGGGTTCTGGCACCAAACGTATACCACTCATAGGCTTTCTCAAAAACATCGAAATTGCCATTAATAATGTCTTGCTCGTTATGGGGGTCATCAATTAAGAGCAGGTCAGCGCCACGCCCAGCAAGAGCAGAGCCAACACCACAGGCAAAATACTCACCGCCAGCATTAGTATTCCATCGGCCCGCAGATTTAGAATCAGCCGCAAGATCAACCGTCGGAAAAATCTCCTTGTACGCATCACTTGCAATCAGGTTCCTGACCTTCCTCCCAAAATCAACGGCAAGATCCGTGGTATGTGACACCATCAGGATTTTCTTATCAGGAAATTTTCCTAGAAACCATGCAGGGAAGTAAATAGAAACAAGCTGGCTTTTGCCATGCCGAGGCGGGATATTCACGCACACCCGATCCTCTAAACCAAGTGCGGTTTTCATCAGCAAGTCAGCCAAGATGCGGTGGTGTTTCCCAACCTTGTAATCCGGCTGCATGTGTTTACAAAATTCAATTAAATCGTTGCGGCATTTCACCGCTTGCTTGCGTTTTGCCAGTTCATCGGCAATTTGTTCAATTTCTTCTTGTTCTTCAGATGAAAAGTTGTGCAGATTTTGAAGAAGAATAAGAATTTCCGCTTCGGTAAGAGTCATCAGGCTCATTGTTCAGCCTTTTCTTCCTCAATACCCAGCTCTACGTTCACATCAATGACATCTCCTTCTACTTCAATCGTATTAGGTGTGTCAGAAATAAGTTTTTGGAGCTTTTCACGCAGTTTTGACTCTAAATCGGTGGTTGCGCGGTGCGTTATGGTCACCTCGGTGCGGTCTGTAAACAAACCAACGTCTGAAATGCGCCCTAAAAGCTCTAATGCACGGATTCTTATCTTGGGGTCGGGGTCTGTTGTCTCTTTGATGAGCTTATTTGTCACGTAAATACGCAACTGCATAGCCGACTGCACCACTTTCTTATCAAACTCACCCAGTATTTCGCTTAAATACATCACTGAAGCGGTTGTTTGGGGAAGATTCTTGGTCTGATCTTCTTCTTTCTTGGGGTTTATGGTCGGATCAGCGATCTGGCAGAGCGTATTTTGGGCAAGAACCTTATCTTTTTCAGTAGGTTTAGCCTTTAACCCTTTATCTTTTAGCACTTTTGCTGTGCTACACGCCGCTTTTGCCACGGCATGGAGGTCTTTATACGGAATGTTATCCGGCAAGGAGAGGGGTATACCGCTATCTGGTAAGCAATTCATCACGGGAATAATGGCACCGAGTGAACAAAGGTGTTGCAACTTTATATGTAATTTATTTTTTTAGCAAGGAGGTTGGGACTCCTGACGGGGGGTGTTTCTATATTGAGGGGGGTACGTCCTGTGACCAACTAGTTAATAGGTAGGAGGTAAAAAATTTTAGTGTGATAACGAAGTGTTGCACCAACGGATTAAAAAGGGGGACGCGGATTCGTGCGAAATAGCAGCACACAGCACGTCGATGGAACCACAGCCAGCTTGGGGGGGTCGGGGTGCGGTGGGGTCGCTGTGGCGTTTTTTCCTACGGTATGATTACATAACATGCCATAAGATTACATGACGTAGTGCATCGGTGCTAAGATAGAGCCACGGCGGACCCCGCCGTGTTTTTAACCATTATGGAGATTATAGCGATGGCTACTAAACAAAGTAAGGCAGTAACAGTGGAACTAAGCGAAAGTGCAGCAATAGCGTTGACCGTATCAGTGGCAAGCGCAGTGGCCAATGAATCAAAGGCAAGGGCTGAAACAATGGAAGTCTGCAAGGTTGCAATCCCTAAGTTGCATGGTGCGGGTATTGTGATCGGTCGACGCAGCAAAAACCCTGAAAAGGATTGCAAGTATGCTTCAGCATTTTGCAATGCAATGATAGCCGCAGGGTTAGCAGTTAAAACGGTCAACAATTATTTGACCACGTTTAAACATGCTGTACAGACTGGCGTTATCCCTAAGGATTGGAATAAGGCCCGCAAGGGTAAAAAGGCCCGTACTGAAAAGGAATTTAGTGCCATGCTTGCATCATTGGCAGCATTCGATGACGGTGTACCATTTGGGGAATTTTTGACGTGGTTAGAATTGGCATTTGATGACGCACAATATGAAAGTTTACTTGTGGCATTTGATGACTATTTAGCCATGCATGGCGAAGTGGAAAGCAAGTAATTTTCATACGGTAGGAAAATTTCAGGCCCGCGAAAGCGGGCCTTTTTTTGTGCCCATTGTTCTACGTTCTAGAACTTATATTTTCCTACCGTAGGAAAACTTCTATCAACTGACATGCTGCACGCAGCATGTCATATTTTTTTGGCTTTGTCAACACCCTGCACAAAAGGGCTGATAGT